TTGCAAACTTCGCATCCCGATTGGTAGAGCTCATCAATTAAAACTTCAAAGGAGCCCTCTTCGGAGTGAGGGCTTCGACGAAAAAACCGAATAGTTTTTTGTAAAATGGTGATTCGTCGGTGCTCAAAAGTTTTTTATCTGCTTTGGGTTTCTCTGCTTTGGTATCTTGGGCATCGGGTTGAGTATTTTGTTTATTGGCTGCAATGGTTTGTTTTGCTTCGGGCATTGGTATGCCGTAGGTGTCGTAAAAGTAGTCGGCAGGAATATCAATTAAATTAACGAGCTGCATATCAACAGTAATTTTATCTTTAAGCGATAATGTTTCGCCTTGTTCGGTAAACTTAAACTCGCTACCTTCTACATTATACCCTCTGTTTTGCAGTAATGTAAGAAACTGGCTATTAAGTATTCGTTGCACAAATCGGCGGTCGGCTTTATGTTTGTCTTGCTGAACGGAAAGGTGAACTTCGCTTTGCGAACGCGAACTACCATCAAGGGTTGTCATTGTTTGCCCCAGTATTCCGATAAGGATTTCCTCGTTGCAAGCTTCTTTCAATTTGTCGTACAGCATGGCATTGGCGTAAGTGGTGTTATCTTTGAATTCAATGTCAGCTTCTTTGGGCACAACCATATAAGGAGCAGCACCAGAAGTTTCGAGAGCTTGCACTAACGATTTACGAGTAGCTTCGTCGTAATTGTTGTATTTACCAATACGGAACGGCATACCGAACATTTCGGCAAACTGAGCCCAATCGCCAAAGTTTCCACGCTTATATATTACATAAGGAGCAGCTTTAAGTATAAGCCCGAAATCGGATTTGCTACCGGCAAAAATAAATCGGTCGTCGGCACTATAATCGTAACCTGTTTCATCGCTTTGTTCGGTTAATATTATCGACAATAGAGGGTTTACGTTTTTGTTAGGAATAAGCGAGGCAATTAATTGCGGGAATATTTCGGTTTGAAAAAGCGAGAATCCCCAAAATTTCGACCGCATAATGTTTTCGAGCAGGACTTCAAATCCTTCCGAACGCATAAGCAAATCGATTTCCTCGTTTGGTTGTCCGTTTTTATCAACAAAAACAATTTCGGCGTTGGTAATGGCGTCAATACGTTTTGCAATAGCATCTGCCAAAATATTATCGAGCAATAAATCGTCGAATAGGTCGTATAATTTAGCTCTGCGGTTAATATCGGCACTTTTCAGAGCCGAACGCCAAGTTTCAATATCATTAGTATTTCGTTGCGTTGGTTTTATGGTGATGGTGTTTACCATCAAAGGAGGTTCTTTTGTTATTTTTTGCTTTGCCATGGTTGGTTAATTATTAATTGTTAATGGTTAATTGTTAGTGGTAAGTGGTAAGTAGTAAGTGGTGGTATTAAAAGTGATTATTTCGTTTGGTGTTGCTGCCGGAAAGTATAATATTAGCATCGGGGTTTCCTTGTGTATCTGTTGAGAGTGGTAAATCGGGAACTACATAACCTTTTTGCACATCTTGCAGCCATTTAATAGCACGGTCGTAACGTTCTTTACGCATCTTTAAGTCGATATTGGGGTTACAAATATTTACTAAGTGCCAAGCAGCAATATCTTTTATAAATATTAATAGCAATTTGTTGCGTAGGTTGCCTGTGGCGGTAAATATTACATTAATATCGAATCGCGAGAGGTATCCTTTAGCTTCGGAAATTGCACCATCTATTGCAGCCTGTGCAATAGTTTCGTCGCCACGTGTAATACTTGTAATTGCTTCGCTGCGAACGTGTGTATTAAGTTCTGCTATTGTTATCATTGTTAAAATCTTTTGTTATTAGTTCTTTTTTTACCGAAATCCATTTGCGAAACACCGGAGCTTTTATTGTTAGCAATAAAAACACCACCCTCTACACAGTCGGGTCCATCGGCAGGAGCATTTAGTCGGGGATTAACTAACATAAATTGCTCTACTAATCGTTTCATGTGAGGGTTTTCTTTTTCGGCTTCATTAAAAATTAGTCTGTTTTGCTTATTCAATGGTTCAAGGTTACCTTCAATACGCGAAAACTTATCGGGCTTAACTCGTGTATCGGGCGATATTGCAATATATTTTCCGTTCTTTTTGCCAGCTTCGGCAAAAATTGGTAAAAATACTTGCTCATAGAAAGGGTTTTGCAATGTGTTGTTTTCGATGTAACGATATACTTGAGTACGCTCGGCAACGTATTTGTCGAGAACATAATACCAATCAACAAATTCGGCATTTGTAACATGGTCGAGGAAACCATTAATTACATAAAATTTACCATCTTTGCAACCAATAAGCCAAACTGCTTTAAATGATCCTGATTTGTTTTTCGAGTTGCTTGGTGCCGGGTCGCCATAACATATAATATTTTGGAAGCTTCGCAATTGCGGAACTTTGCCGAAAGTAATCTCTTTAAATGTTTCACCTTCGGAAACAGGATTGTTGAAGTATTCTTGCTGAGCCGATTTGGTGCTAATGGTAGATAAAACGAAGTCGATGTCGGTTTCGCTGTTTTTTTCAATCCAAGTAGATTTACCATTTTTGTCGCGAATATTCACAATATCGAATTTTTTGGCTTTTTCGCCGGCTCTCACAATGCAGCAATCGGTGGCAATAATGTTTCCATTAAAAAGTATTCGGATATTACCGGATATACTTATAGTAGGAATAAGAGCTTGTTCAATCCAATCCCATTTTTGTTTAATACGGTCGGGATTTCGGCACTCTTCGTCGGTGTCAATATCATCAACGAGAATAAAATCGGGGCGTTTGGCTTCGTTTCGAGTACCGCGAGGCGATTGCCCGGCACCAAGAGCCCGAAAACTACACCCGCATTTGGCAGTAAAATTTCCTGTTTCCCAAGCACCGAGTGTTTGTTGTTTGCCGTAGTCGTTAATAAAACGCATATTTTTTTCCAATTGCAACATAAAAGGCAGTAGCAATCGGCAGGCGTTATCGTAATTATTAGAAACGAGAAGCACGTTGGTAACTTCGCCGGTAAGAGCCAAAAAAAGCACTTCCATCATACTGCGAGCCGATTTAGCTAATTCGCGACTCCATGCTCGCACTTCGTACCAGCGTTTATTGCTTAGCAGCCGTTTTGTGGCTCTTTTATGAAATTGTGCAGGTTCGGCAGTACAATAAGTAGGGAAATAATATTTAAACCACTCTTCGGGGTTGGCTTCGAGATATTTAATTCTGTTGAGTTTGTCGGTTTGACTTTCAGATGAATCAACATCAACATCTTGAATAAATTGGTTGTAGTATGCTTCCCAATCGCGAAAGGCTTGTTTATCGGTGTGCTTAATCATTACATACAAGATTTAATAAAAGCATCGAAATATTTGGCAACCTGCTTGCTTAAATCAATATCCGAAGCTTTACGAATAAATGAAAGGAATTGTTGCCCAGTTTCAACCTTATCGGCAATAGAGGTTTCAACTTCTAAGTTTTTAATGGCAGCTGTAATTTTAATGAGAGTATCGGCTTCTTTGTTGGTAGAGTAACGCGAGCCTTCATCTCTGCGACTGATAGCATTGTTAAGTTCTTTAAGTTGGTTGTAGAGCAACGATAATTGTTCGGCTTTGGTGGTAAGAAGCGATACTTTAAGTTCTTCCCATTTTTCGGCTTTAATCCATTTGCCAACAGTTACTTCTGAAATACCAGCACGTTGAGATATTTCTTTTTGAGAAATGCCATTATTTTGAAGATAAAGAAGTTTTGCAAATTCTTTTTTCTCGCTAATAGTTTGCTTTGCCATTTTTTTTATGGCAAAGTTCAGCGGATTAATATTAAAAATCAATTAAGATGTCAAGGGTTGGCAACTATATGTCAAGGGTTGGCATAAGTATGTCAAGGGTTGATATATTAATTGATTTAGCTAAAAAAACAGCGGTACTTTGTGGCTCAATAATTAAAACGAATAAAAAAAGAGATGGCAAGACGCGTAGTAATATCAGATGAGAACTTAAACAGTTATGGTTTTTGGATTAAAACAGATGGTATAGATGTTTCACAATTTGGCAAAAACCCGATATTGCTTTGGATGCACAATAGAGCATTTAGAGGAACTGAAGACGAAGTGTTGCCGATAGGCAAAGTTACCGATTTGAAATTTGAGAATGGAGCTTTGAGTGGATTGCCTGTTTTTGACCAAACCGACAAATTTGCCAAAAAAATTGAAAGCAAATGGGAAGCAGGTATTTTAAATATGGGTTCGCCTGGCTTGCAAGTAATTGAAGAGAGCGAATTGGCTGAGCATTTAAAACCCGGACAAACACGCCGAACAGTTTTAAAATCGAAACTACGAGAGCTATCAATTGTTGATTTAGGCTCAAATGATAATGCTTTAGGATTAGCATTTTACGATACGGAAGGGAAAATAATAGAACTGGCAGATGGTAATGAATGCCCTGTTAGCCTTTTAGATAAGCAAACAAACAACCAAAAACAAAATGAAACAGAGATGAAAAAAATCGCACTTACTTTAGGTAAGCCAGAAACGGCAACCGAAGAAGAATTGAATGCCGATGTAGCTAATTTGTTAAAAGAAAACAAAGAGCTAAAGGACAAAGAAACAGTACGAGAGCTTGCTGAAAAAACAGCTCGTGAAACAGAAGCCGAAGCTCTTGTAGATAAGGCTATAAAAGAAGGCAAAATAAATGCTTCTGCCAAAGAATCGTTTAAAAAACTTTTTGCTACCGATTTTGATAGTGCCAAACTATCGCTTGAAAGTATATCGGCTCGCCCAAATATTGCTGGACAAATAGCAAATGAAGGCGAAGGCAACGTGTCGAAATTCGAGAAATTGAGTTGGGACGAACTTGATAAGCAAGGTTTGCTTATAGAGCTTCATGCCAAAAACCCGACTTTATATAAACAAAAGTTTGACGATAAATTCAAAAAATAATCAAAATTAAACCAAGTAATCACTTAAACAAAAACAAAATTAAACCAAGTAATCACTTAAAACAAAACAAAAAATGGCATTACAAACAGAAATATGGCTTGACAGTATAATATTAGGTTTATTTGCTGACAATACATTTGCATCAAAATCGATAGACCATAGCGGCTTTGTGAACAATAAAACTGTTCACGTACCCAATGCAGGTGCCGGTGCAGGAGTGGTAAAAAACAGAAGCTCATTACCTGCCGTACCAGGTAGCCAAGAGGATAGCGACTTAGAATACTCGATGAACGAGTACACCACTGACCCAGTGGTAATTAAAAATGCTGAAAAGGTTGAGTTATCGTACTCAAAACGTGAAGCAGTAATATCGTCATCACGTTCGAACTTGTTCGATAAAGTTTACAGCGATATAGTTTATTCATGGGTTCCTACTTCACCAAATGTTCAAGCAACTTTGGGTGGCAACGTTGCATCGCATATTGCTACTGCTACAGGCAATCGTAAATTAATGAATAAAGCAACTGTAAAGGCAATTAAAAAAACCTTTGACGGACAAGATATTCCTCAAGAAGGTAGAAATATACTACTTGACTCGGATATGTACAACCAACTGATGGACGACCTAACCGATAACGAAACTAACCATTTCCTTGCCGGAGCAAATCCAGAAACAGGTGTAATAGGGAAATATATGAACTTCAACTTCTTTATGAGAAGTAAGGTTGCAAAAACGACAGCAGAGGGTGTTTTAAAAGCATGGACAGCAACCGATGTAGAAACCGATTCGGCAGCTGGTATTGCATGGCACGATAAAGTAGTTTCGAGAGCAGTGGGAGCAACCGAATTTTTCGATAACGAAAAAAGAGCAGAGTATTACGGCGATGTATTATCGTTTTTGGTACGTGCCGGTGGTTCGTGCATTAGATACGATAAAAAAGGATTTGTTTTGATTTATCAAGGCACTCCTGCTTAACATTAAACTTTTATAAACATAAAAAGCCTGCTTTAGGGTAGGCTTTTTTTAAAAAAAAGAAAAAACAAAATGAGCAAAGACAACGTATTTTCGGCATCGGCAGGAGCAACATTAAGCCTTTTATCAATAAATGCAGCTGTAATAAGTAATGCTGCACAGGTATTTATGTTTGGATTAATAGGCGGTGTTGGCGGTATTGTTGGCAAATTACTTGTAAACTATATAGTAAAAAAATGGAAAGAGAGGCACAGTGGCAGCAAATAAGAAAACAATAATAGGCGTAATATTTACCTCTTTGGTAGCATCGGTAGCAATATTGGTTAATCATCAGGAGCCTATTAACACCAAATCGAATAAATTACAAGCATTAATAATTCACTGTTCGGCAACACCGGCAGGCAGAAATTTAAAAGCAGTAGAATTAGCCGACTGGTTTACACGCCCAAAAGCCAAAGGAGGCAAAGGTTGGAAAAAACCGGGTTATAACGATGTAATTGAGCTAAATGGCAGAATAGTAAATATTGTGCCATACAATGAAGACTCTGTAATTACATGGAATGAAATAGCGTATGGGGCTGCCGAGTATAATGGAATAGCTCGCAATATCTGTTATATTGGTGGTTGCGATAAAAAAATGCAGCCCCATAATACGCTTACATCAGCTCAAGACACTTCGCTTAAAAACTATATAAGAGCTTTTATTCGGGGACACCCTAATGCTTATATAGTAGGACATAATCAATTAGTTAATAAAGCTTGCCCAAGCTTTGACGTGCCAACAAAATTAAGAGCATGGGGCATACCAGAAAAAAATATTTACAAACCAATTAAAAACACAAATGAAAAAGTTATTCGCAATTTTACTGATAAGCATATTGTTAACTCTGACATATAGTTGCGTAACAAAAGAGAACTGCCGAGAAAAGTATCCGTGTGATATTGGCATTAATACCGAAAAGGTAGTAACAATTAAAGAAATTGTTCGCGATACAATTGTATTTACTGCTCCCGATAAAGGAGTTGCAATGGCATTGCTCGCCTGCGATAGTTTGGGAAAGGTTTATATACGGCAAATAATAGATTTAAAAGCTGTTGGAAAATCGACAAAACCCGATATACAAATACACGATAATATTATTAAAGTAGTTGTACCTGTTGATAGTCAAGCAATTTATATAACATTACGAAATAGAGAAATAACAACAGAAAGCAAAACAGAAATTAAACCTGCACCCGAAATAAAAAATTACCTCACAGGCTGGCAATGGTTTCAGCTATGGGTAGGCAGATTTGCCTTAATGGTAATTATACTTTATCTACTTTATTTATTAACTCAAAAAAATATTACAACATGGAAAAGAAAGTAACAAAACAGGTTGATAATTCAGCCCAAAAAACAGCTGAAGTAAAAAAGGAAACACCCGAGAACGTTGAAGAAGCTACTCAAGATACTACTCAAGAAGAAGTAAAAGAACCTGAAGCAACAAACGAGGAAAACAAAACAGCTGAAGTAAAAAAGGAAACTAAAAAAGAGCAAAAGCTCAATTATAAATGCCCAGATGGTTCAATTTTCGATAGAGAAGATTTGGCTATTGACTGGTGTAAAATGCGTAAACTGGATTTGAACGAAATTGAAAAATGTAAGTAATGGGAAAATTAATATTTGTAAAAGGCGAAGGTGGGCTCGGTCGTGTAGGTGCCGGTAGCGATCATATTACAGGTTTGGTTGCTTATAAGGCAACCCTGCCTGCAGGGTTTACTACAACCGACCGAGTAAAAAATATTACTTCGCTCGAAGATGCAGTTGCTAAAGGCATAACCGCAGCATTGTTTCCTGATTTATATTATCATATTGAAGTTTTCTTTGCTGTAAATCCTAATGCAAAGCTTTGGGTTGGAGTGTTTGCTCTTGCAGTAACTTCGCACGATTTTGCTGAGATTATCACAATGCGAGATGTATCAAATGGCGAAATACTTCAGTATATAGTTATGCCAAATTTAGCATTTGTGGCTACACAAGTAACGGCACTAAATTTGAAGCTCGCAACCCTTGAGGACGAAAAAGCTCCTGCAGTTGGTGTTATTTGTGCCAATATATCGGCAGTAACCGACCTTGAAACTTTGCCCGATTTACGTACTGCTGGCACAAGCAATTTAGTAAGTGTATGTATTGCCGGTACAGCATCGGGCAAAGGTGCCGATATTAACAATGTTGGTGCTGCCGGTTTAATTGCTGCTGCAATATCAAAGGCTGCGGTGCACGAAAATATTGGTTGGGTTGCTAAATTTAATATGTCTATTAATGGCGAGTATGAAATACCATGCTTGCAAAATGGTAAGCTTTTTAAAGAATTAACAACTGCCCAACTAACAACGTTAGACACCAAAGGCTACATCTATTTAAAAAAGTATCCTGGTAATACAGGTACTTATTTTAACGATAGCTATAGTTGCATTGTGCCTACAAGCGATTATGCTTACTTAGAAAACAATCGTACAATGGCAAAAGCAATGCGTAAAATTTACAATTATCTATTACCAACTTTTAACTCGCCACTTAAGGTAGATGCTACCACCGGTAAATTGTCACCAGTAACTTGCAGCTCGTTTGAGGTGCTTGGTAGCAAAGGACTTGAAGAGCTTGAGAAAGCGGGTGAGCTATCGGGCTGGAAAGTATCGGTTGATCCCGACCAAAATGTGTTATCGACTTCGGAAGTGGAAATGGTTATAAAACAAGTTCTACTTGGAGTTACAAGGACACTGCGTATTAAAATAGGTTTTACATCTAAAATATAAAAAATGAACGGTATAAGATTTACACCTCTAATTAATGGCGTAGAGCCATCGTGGGCAAGCCTAAAAGTAGGTATAGCAGGAGTTGTAGTTACGGGAGTTACTGCAATAGATTACGAAGACGACCAGGTAATAGAAAACATTTACGGAGCAGGGCAACAGCCAGTGGCTCGTGGTTATGGCAATATTACTTGCAAAGGTTCAATATCGTTGCTACGCTCGGAAATTGAGAGCATAAGAACTGCATCGCCAACAGGCAGATTGCAAGATATTGCTCCTTTTGATATTGTGTGTTCGTATGTGCCTGTAACAGGCGGATTGATAATTACACATAAGCTACGGAATTGCCAATTTAAAAAAGATTCTACTTCGCTAAAACAAGGCGACACTAAAAACGAAACTATGTTAGACTTAGAAATTTCGCATATTGAGTGGAACTAATTATTGGTAACCGGTAACTGGTAAATGGTGACTGGTAAATTAAAAAAGAGATAAATGAAAAAGGAACAAATAGAAATAGGCAAAGCAACAGCGGAACAGATAAAGATGTGGAAAAATCAGTATGGGAATATTTACAAATATACTACTACTGATGGTAAATGGTGTGTTTTGAAATCGCCTGATTTGCTAACATTAGATGCTTGCAAAACAATAAGTGGTGGTTCGTCGATTAAGTTTGATATTGCACTTGTAGATAATTGTTGGATTGACGGAGATGTTGAACTAAAAACTATTGATAAATACCGCATGGGATTGTTTGACTGGCTTGGTGGAATAATTAAAAAAGTAGATGGTCAATTGGAGGAGCTTTAGCCTCTGCGAAAATTAATACCTTAGAAACAAGGGCACCAGTGTATGAGATAGTAGTGCATAAATATAGAGTAATTCGAGCATTTGTACGCTACTATCTTAAATACACACCTGAAGTTCTTGATAAAATGACTATAACGCAGCTCTCAGAGGCATTTAACGATATTGAGTATGTTAGGTCGAAGCGAAGCAGATTTGAACCGGAAGATTAAGCTTTACCGAAAAGCGATAGTATAAACCCAAAGCATTTTTTAAAAAAATACAAAATAAATTGAAATGTCGAACAATGTAGAATATGTAATAAAACTTATTGATGATTTTAGTAAAACATCAGCAGCTTTTAACAAGCAAATAAGCTCTATGGATACTGCTTATAATAAAATAAGCACAAAACGTGTTCGTTCGCCATTTGATGACCAAAATAGAAGTATAAGCCAATTAAAAACTAATATTGATAGGTATAAAAAAGCATCAGAATCAAGTTTTAGAACCGACCATATTTTAAAATATAACAGGCTAATTGAAAAAACCGAAGATAAGATAAAAAGTTTAACAAAATCGACCCAAACATATGGCGAAAAATCGAAAGGTGTTTTTGATAAATTGCAAAGCAATTTCGGTATTTCAAAAAGCATGCTCGGTTTTGGAGCTTTAATTGGAGTTGGAGTTGGTGGATTAGATTATGGCAAGGACGCAATATTAGCAGCAGCACAAGTTGAAAAATATAATGTTACATTAAAAACTATGCTCGGCAGTAAAGGAGCTGCACGAGGTAGAATGACCGAATATTCTGATATAGCCAAATCGACACCATTTGAGCTTAATCAAGTAGTAGAGGCAGGAAATCAATTACAGGCAATAGGCAGGTACAGCAAAGCCAACCTGATACAATTAGGTGATTTGGGTGCTGCTGCCGGAAAACCTATAGAGCAAGTGATGACGGCTTACGCGAAATTATCGACCGGACAAAAAGGCGAAGGCGTAAATATGTTCCGCGATTTGCTAATAAGTACCGATGACTGGATAAAAGCAACCGGAAAAGGAATTGGTAAAAATGGAGAGCTAATTGCCACTACCGAAGAGATGATTGCAGCTTTACCCAAAATAATGAAAAGCAAAGGTTTTTCGGGGATGATGGAGCAACAAGCAAAAACAACCGAAGGACAAATTAGTAATTTAAAGGATTCGTTTTTTGGGCTTAAAGTTGCCGTAGGCGAAAAATTAAAACCAGCATTTGATTCGGCACTTGGCAGAATGCAAAAAATAGTTGCAACAGCAACAGAGTGGGTTGCGGTTCCTACGGCACAAAAAATTGCGGAAGAGAAAGCACAGCTTAATTCATTGGTAGGTATAATTACCGATGCTAATACCGGCGAAGCTGAACGCAAACGCATGCTGCTGGAACTAAAAGCGGAATATCCAGAGTTTTTGGCAAACATAGACCTTGAAACTGTTAAAAATGGCGAATTATTAACAAAACTTGATGATGTTAATAAAGCTTATGAAACTAAAATGCGTTATGCTGCAATGAAAGACTATGTTACAAAAGAAGAAAAAGACCTGCAGGATTTATATAATACAAGGGCACGTTATCAAACTTTTGTAAGAGCAAAAGTTGATTTAGGAGAGTTACAAGATTTTTTTAAACAAAAATATGGTATATATGAAGATGTGAGCCAGAAGGACGGACTTATTAGAAAATCGCGATTAACAAAAAAAAATGCCGAAATGACGTCTCGTTATGCCAAAAACCCAAAAGATAACGAAGCATCAGAATTTATATATAAATATTCATTATTTGAAGCACAGAAAAAGATAGTACAGGATAATAAAAAATGGAGCGAATCTAATAATCCAACTGTATTTGCAAGGTATATGAAAGAAAACCTTGATGCTATTAAAACTCAAGAAAATGTAGTTGATATTTACAAAAAAAACCTAACAGGTGTAGAGCGAGAATCATTATACGAACAGGCAAAAGGTATAAATATAAAAGACGAAAACACTTATAATAGGCTTTTTAATGATAAAAAACTTGCTGCCGAATTTGATGCAATACGAAGCAAAGCATTTAAAGATATAACAACTGACAAAGAATGGGAAAGATTATCGGAGTTTTTGGGCGGTGGTGCAAAAAAGACGGGAAATTTAATAATACCAGGTACTGGCAATATTGATAAAGCCACTGATGCCATAACAGGCGGAGGCAAACAGATAAAGCAAATAATAATAAACATTGATAACTTGGTGGGTGTAAACAACAATAATTTTAACAAAGGCGACGACCCTAAAGATGCCACAAGTTTTATGGATAAGCTAACCAATGCACTAACCATGATAGTGAACGATACTAATTATGCAACAAACTAAATAAAATGAGTGTTTTTAAATACTATATAAGCGATAAAGTTTTACGCAAATTGGCAGGAAACACTGGCGATATATTTGCTAATAATGTTGTAAATGCAGCATATCAGGCAGGTGTAACTACGGCAGTGGCGGTGGGCAAAGGTGCTTGGTATAGTGTAGGATTAGACAAACAGGAATTAACTAACGATAACCAGCTGCTACTAAGTACAAGTGGTGCAAAATCGCCTTACGATGCAAGCGACAGCCGATTGGCAGTGCGTAATAATTTAATATTTAAAAGTAACGATAGTACATTGCAAATTCAGATTATTGATGCAAAAATAAATGTAACACAGGAAAACACTATTGTTCGCACTGCAATGACAGGCAGACGTGGAACAGTAAAAGAATTTATACAGGCTACCGATTTTAAATTTGATATTTCGGGGTCATTAATAAGCCCTACATCAAATGCTTTCCCAATGGGTTATTTGCAAGGATTTATCAATTTGTTTTCTACCGAAAAAAATATTGGTGTTGAAAATGTATTAATAAATTCGTTTGGTGTTCAACAATTGGTAATGGAAAATTACAGCATCGACCAGCAAGGAACAAAATATACCAATACAATAAACTTTAAACTGTCGCTATTAAGCGATTTTGATATTGATTTAAACGTAACCGATAAAAACACAGGAGGTTACTAATATGCTAAAGCTAACAAGTAAAATAATATTTATTTATGCAAACGGCAACAAAACTGTTGAAGTGCCTTTTTGCACCAATTGCGAAGTTGTTACATCGGTAAATAATTTTACCGATACAGCCAAAATAACACTTCCTCGTAAGATTAAAATAGGCAATAAGTTTTTGCATGAGTTAATAAGCAAAAGCGATAAAGTAACAATAGAATTAGGCTACAATGGAAACTTAAATAATATTTTTAGTGGCTATGTAAATAAAATTGACAAAAGCACACCCGTAGTTTATGAATGCGAAAACGAGGCTTTTACTTTTAAAAAAATAAAGCTCGCAAAACAAACATATCCAAAATTACTAATTAAAGAATTTTGCAATAAATATGTAAAAGGTTACAAAACAGATATTGCTGATTTTAGCTTAGGCGAAGTACGTATTAACGAAGATGTAACATTAGCACAGGTGTTCGATTACTTTATGGGGCATTACCCTATTAAATTCTTTTTTCGCGATAATTTATTTTGTGGTGTATTACCGGGAGTAATGGCACTAAAATCGGGCAATGTAACAACAATAAAATTAAAATCGGGTATAAATATAATAACCGATGCTACCACTTACGAACTTGCCGAAGATGTTAATTTGCAAATAGTGGCAAAATGTATATTGAAAAACAATAAAAAACTCGTAAGCAAACGCCCAAAGGTTGCAAAAGATGCTGAAATAAGAACATTTTATAATAATAATGTAACCACACAAGCAGAACTTGATGCTTTTGCGGAAGCAAAACTTAAAGAGTATAAGGTAGATAGAATTGTTGGCGAAATAACCACCTTTGGTAAGCCATACGTTCGGAAATTAGATATTGTTCATCTGTTTAGCGAAGAGTTTCCAGAAAAAAACAATAAAAAATTTGTAGTCGAAGCTGTAACATATAGTTTTGGAATTTGGGGTTTTAGGCAAAAAATTAAACTTGGAGGACAAATAAAATGAGTGAAGCCGGAAGTTTAATAAAACGAATTGCAGGCACGCCCGACGAACAAATACATATTTGCACTGTGAGCAATGTGCAAGACAGAACCTGCGACTGCGACCCAATAGACGGACACGCAAAATTGATTAATGTTAGGTTAAATGCTGTGGTAATAGATTCTACTGCCGGAATTACAATAAAACCAAAACAAGGCTCGGAGGTAATTGTACACCAAATTAACCAAAAGGATAGTTACATTGCTCAATATAGCGAAATAGAAAGTATTTATATTGAAATAGGAACTTTTAAAATAGATTTAAATAGCAATGCAATGGTATTTAATAATGGAATAAATGGTTTGGTAAAAATTGATAAACTGATAGAAAAAATTAATCGCCTCGAAAGCAAACTGAAAACACATCAACACGCTTATATAAATGCTGGAGGTGTAACTACACCAACTACAATAATACCAGCAGATACTACAATGGTTTTTGCTAACACAACACAAACCGAAATTGAAGATACAAAAATAAAACACTAAAAGCTATGAAAGATTTTAAGTTAAGTGAAAATTTAGATTTAGTGATTGAGGACGGCGATTTGGCAATTGCCGATTGCGATGCCGACGATATTCAATTAATTATTGCTTCGGCACCCGGTGATTTTAAGCAATATCCTGAGCTTGGTGCTAATGCAATAATTGATATAAATACTACCGATATTTATGCTTTAAAATTACGAATTGAAAAGCATTTAAGAAGCGATGGGTTTAACGTTAAACAAGTAACAATAACAAACGAAGGAGTGATAATAGATGCCAACAAATAAAATAATTATAGCTCGTGATGAAGATACATTTACAGCTATTTCGATAAGAGAAACCGCTACTGCCGAGAATGCTTTTGAAATTGCTCAAATAAATGGTATGTCGGTATCGGATACTATTACTGCAGGCACAGCAATTATATTGCCTGTTACTGCAGCTAAGTCGCAAGTAGTTATAATGAATGAATATGAGCCAACACCAAACGAAATATTAAAGACACTATCGGCACATACAGCAATAGCTGGTGGCGAAACATTAGGACATGTTCGCAATGGAGGTAATGTGAAAATAGACAAAGACGGCAAAATGTTTACCGAACCAAACGCCGAACTATTCAATACTCAACTAACAGGATTAACACAATCGGCTACAAGAGTTAATATTACATCTGCAAACACCATAATAACAGCTTTTAGCAGAGTAATGAAATGGTTTTCCGA